AGGATGGAGTTTTTGGAGTTAGTTGCACACACAAAGAAAATAATCTTGGGCGGAAAAAAAGAATTCTTCCGTCTGCTCTCCGTCTCTTTTCCTTCGTAGACAGCTTATCTCATAAGTGAATCTCTTGATTCTTTCTGCTCGCTCTTGCTCAGTAAGTACTGGCATCTGGTAATCAGTCATCAGATAAAGCCCTCGTTGTAATCTGCCAGAATCTTCTCGATGGCAGCCACTACATCGCGCGGGAGTGTTACGTTGCGGAACTCAGCTCCGGTGTCGATATCGAACTCAGCGCCGGACATAAGCTCGCACAGCTGGCGTGCTTTCTTGGAGCTGAACTGCGGTTCTGCTACCGACTTCGTGACCTTCTTGCCTGACTCTTTGGCCTTCTCGACCTGCTCAGAGAGTTTTTCTGTCGCCTTCTCTCCGTGTTTCTTTACCTGGTCTACTGCGACGTTAAGCGATACGTCGCCAGACTTAACCATCTCTTTCACCTGGTGAGGTGAGTTGGCGAATTGCAGGAGGTAGTCAACCTTGCTGCGGCTGACGTTTACCTTGTCTGCTATTTCCTGCGGGCTAAGGTTGAAGCCGGCCAGCTTCTTCACCACCATCGACTGCTCGTAAGGAGTAAGCTTTAGCTGGCTGTTGCTGTTCATGATGCGGGCGGTTTGGTCAACATTGTCACCCCTGAACTGAGTGATTGGAATCCACTCGATAGGTGCGCCCGAGGCTATCGCCCTGCAGAATGCAAGAGCGCGGCGGTGACCTTCTACCACATACACGCCACCTTCATCACGCGGCACAACCTCAATCGGCGGAACCTGACCACCATTGAAAATGAATCGGAACAGGGATTCGTTTTCTTCCTGAAGCTCAGGTGAATCTACGCGCTGGTTGAATCCCTCCCGGATGTGAAGGTTGCCAGGCTGGATAAACATGCCGTCATCACGGCGCTTGATGCTCTTACTTCCAATCATCTTCTTAAAACTGTTCATATCGTGTTATCCTTGATTTGTGATTGCGAAAAATTGATACACTTTGCCTCTAAGCTAATTTTCCCGGCTTAGGGGCTTTTTTATTTGTCCATAATTTTAAAGAGCTTTTTTCTACTTAATTGCGCCTCCCTTTCCTCGGGATACGGCGTGGCGCATATTCTCTTTGTGAGTGCACCACTCAAGGTTTTCCGCTGAATTATTTTCTTTGTCCGTGTCAATGTGGTTGACGTAAGGCTTTTTTTCTGGGTTGCGTATGTAGAAAGATGCAACAAGCCTATGGACTAGGAAAAGCTCAGCTCTACCATCAAGTCTTAGGTTTACCACCTTGTATCCATCCCTGTTTGTTCCTGGCCTTAATCTTATCTCCTTCCTTCCCTTGTGGCTTATAACCTCTCCATCCCTTGTTGGTAGATACCCATTCCTCAAAATTAATTCAGTGTCGATAATTCTAAGTGTTTTTAAGCTAGGCAATTAAAGCCTCCCTTCATTACTTCTTACTTGCTGCCTTCTCTATCAAGGCCCGAATAATTGCTGATTTCGTCTGGCCTGTCTTCTCTGCTTCTGACTCTAACCATGTAGCCTGATTGGTTGTGAGTGTGAAGTTTGCAAACCGATGCTTTCCTTTGTTCTCTTTTGCTACTCGATACTCCATTACTGCCTCTCTTCTCATTTGTTGTGGGATTCATAGTAATCCTGACCATCTATAACGTCAATAAATTTGTGCATGTAAATTACATAGAAAAAGCATTAAAAAGGTGTTGCGCTTATTCTCGACTGGTTGTAGTCTTAACCCATCGAAACGCAGCCGCGATGAGATGACCGCTTAGATCTGATGGTGATGCCACACACATCAGGGAGTGCGAGGGATGAAGTGCACGTGAGAGCGTGGGCGTGACCAGATGGCAAGTTACTTAACCGAAGAGATAGCTTTTCGTTTAACTAACTGAGGGGTTTGGGTATGAGCATTAATCGTTATTCACCAACTATCAATAGTAAGCCTTATAAGCCTTATGCTTTTTGCCAGAAATCCGAGTCAGGTAATTATGTTCTGCACGGCGACCACGCCGCAGAGGTTGCGCGGCTGAATGAGCAGGTACGGGCGCTGGCGGTAGCATATGAGCGCATGACCTCTGTGCTTTTGAGCGAAGGAATTCAGGTGGCCGACCCTACTCATGAGGCGGTTGCAGCATTCATGCGCAACGTTGTCGCTGATGCGGTTGATGGTTTCGGCATGTATCACAATTTCAGCGAGAAGCAGTTTATTCAGGTGGAGGCTAAGAAATACGCCTACCGCATCCGCTCCGGTGAGCTTCAGCCATGAAGATACCAAAGCGCGTACCGTTCGGCGGTAAGATGTGGGATGTAACGCAGATGGCTTGCGGATACATGTTCCGGTTAACGTGTGGAGACAAGAAAATCTCCATCAACTTTGAGCGTCTGATTCAGATTGAGCACGGGTCGTAGGCTATAAGTGAGGAAGCATGAGCTACAGAGGAAAGGTGTGGCTGGCGTTGATTGCCTGCTGCTTGGGGTTGTGGGGTTGTGTTGGTTACTTGTTCTTTTGCTTATTGTGACAGGAAAAGCAGACCATAACCTATTAACATTTTTGATTGCCACTCATCACCCGTCAAGAGCGGGCTTTCTATTACCTAATTCAGGATGACAACATGAAAGAGTTTAGAGGAACTCCGGGGCCGTGGTTTCCATTTTTTGGCTCAACCGGGACTGTTGTTTTAAATGAAGATGACGAAATGGTATTAAGTGTCTCGAATGCAATATCGACTCATTCAGAGAAGGACGCAAACGCCAGCCTGGTAGCTGCAGCTCCTGAATTACTTGAGGCCCTGCAGGCTGCGCTGGCATGGATTGATACGGTTCCGCAGGATGCCCAATTGCCAACGATGCCCGGATTCGACCGAGATTGGGTTGACGGGATTATTAACAAAGCACTCGGAGGGTCACAATGAGCAAAGATACAGGTGGGCAAGCGTTCCCGATACCTGGCTTTGAAGACGGCATGACATTGAGAGACTGGATGGCTGGAATGGCTATGCAATCCATACCTTTATCGCTGGATGATGGAGAGCAGGGGTTAATAGCAAATGCAGCGTACAGAATGGCCGACGCCATGATTGCAGCCAGGTCGAGATAAGGAGAAGAGGATGGAGATTGATGATTATATGAAAATGTCGCGCCGCCGAATGCCAAAGCTTGGTCGCGTGGTTGAAGTTGAATTGCGTGTCCTGCGATGCGGAATTGGCTCGGGTGGTGGCGTTATCCATGACATAGACACTGTGGTTAAACGAAAAGTTCGCCGCGTTATGGACTCAAACGGCTGGCGATGGCAACTGGCTCGACAGCATCGTGATCAAGAGCTGTGGGATTACTGCTTCGAGCATGACAAGGAGCAGATAACCAACCTGAACTATGAGTTCGGATTACTGAAATAACTGAGTAACAGCCCAAGCCGTTATTACGATAGAGGATGGCGATGTACTCACCATGAGCGCCTTTGCTCGAGCTAATTACTCGGGATTTTTTACACCTTAATCCGGAGTTTTATATGAAATTTGGCAAAACTAATAGCAACCCTTCTGTAGATAGCGGTCTCGCTGATTCAGTAACCATCGGGCAGTTCACTATCAGCCAGTTTTCTGACGGCGTGCTGTGGATGGAGGATGGTGATGAGGGTGCTATGACTGTAAGCGAGGGGGAACTTGTCGCTGCACTTAAATCGTTCTATGACGGAAATTTCTGAGTGATGGCCGCGTAACAGCGGCTTTATTTCAATGCCGATTGATGAAGTCGGCATTCATCCCAATGCGGCTTTTAGAGGTCATATCGTGATGAATGAGGTTTTTATGAAATATAACCCTGTATTATTTAAACGAGCACAGGTATTTAGTCGCCTGGCTGTAAAGTACTCTGCAAGTCGACCATTGGAGTCTAAGGGTGCCTGGCGCGTCGCTATGAATGAACTTAGGAGGTCAGCAGGTTATGAAGTTAAGCGCGAAGGATAATTTCAAGGTTAGTCAGATTGAGCAGGAGCTGAGCGATCTGGATGAAGAAGTTGTATCAGCTGACGTGGAGCGACTTTCTGGCATGACAAAGGCCATCCATGAGGCGGCTCTTGCTTACATGCCTGGCGAGTTCACCGCTTCGGTAGGTGAATGGTTTGAGTCTGACGTGGACTGGCAGGATGCAATTGGCGACCTTGTGGATGTGGTAGCTGAGATGCGTGCTCGCCGTGAGCATGCGATTAGCATCTTCTGTGAGATGAACAGAACAATGGAGATTGAAGAATGAATAACGGTAAGACACATTACAGGAAGGCGTTCGACTCACCTTACCTGAGCAGCGCTGACATCGTCGAACCAACGATTCTAACTATCTCTCGCGTAACTCTGGAGGGGGATAAAACGAAGAAGACGAAGGACGTTTTCAACACCGCCTACTTTGAAGAGCGAGAACTTCGGCCCGGTGAGAGGCTCAAGCCAATGATTCTTAATGCCACCAACAGTAAAGCGATCAAAAGCATCACCGGCTCGCCATTTATCGATGACTGGTCAGGGGTGAAAGTCACTGTTTACGTAGATTCGAATGTTCGGTTTGGCAAGGAGTCCGTAGAGGGCCTTCGTATCAAGCCTGCGCGAGTCACTAAGCCATCTCTTACTCCAGCCTCAACTCAGGCTTGGAATAACGCAAAAGCTGCATACAAGCGAGATGGCAACCTTGAAGCGGTGATGTCACGAATGGATATCTCAGAGCAGCACCGGCAGCAGCTTATCGCGGAGTGTGCAGAATGATTTGGCATGACGTTCAGCAGAATGGCGAGGAGTGGGATGCTCTTCGCCTGGGCAAGGCAACGGCATCCAACTTTGCGTGCTTTATGGCTAACGCAGGGAAATCGTTTGGCGAGCCAGCAAAGCGATACGCGCTACAGATAGCTCTTGAGCAGATTAAAGGATGTAAGTCTGAAAACAGCTTCACAAATGAGCACATGGAGCGCGGTCACGAGCAAGAGCCAATTGCAATGATGCTCTATGAAGATATGTTTTTCGTCGATGTAGATAACGGTGGTTTCTTCGATCACACCACATATGGTGACAGTCCTGATGGCCTGGTCGGTTCTGATGGTGTGATTGAGATTAAGTCTGTAATCGCCTCGACCCACTTCGCCACCATCCAGCGCGGGTCTTTTGACCCATCATATAAGTGGCAGCTCGTCGGTCATCTTGATTGCTCCGGGCGGGATTGGGTTGATTTCATTAGCTACTGTTCTGACTTCCCTGTAGATAGGCAGCTGGTAGTGTATCGGTCTCATCGCTCTGATTTTGAGTCTGAAATAAATCAGCTTAATGATAGAAGGATGGAGTTTTTGGAGTTAGTTGCACACACAAAGAAAATAATCTTGGG